ACATCTTCTGTGTCTTCTAGACCATCATGTATGATAACCTCATATTCACGATCCTCAGCAAAACGCTTTATGTGATCAATCAGTCCGACATATATTTGTTGTGTGTTAACGTTGAATAGTCTAATCTTACCATCCCAATAACGATTACGCACAGATGGCATAAACTTAGCACCTGGAACTTCAAACGTGAAGAAATCACTCAGTTCCTGAGCAGTACCACGCTCAACATCTAATTTCAGATAAATTTCGTTCTTTTTGTATATCTCAATCTTATCCATTACATAGAACCTTGCGTAAACCTCACCCAATCAATTGCTGACTTTATTTGAAAGTTTCTATTGTTCAAACTCTTGACGATTGCCTCTACATAGTCAACCTTCTCACCCTGCAGAGAAACCTTCAGTGTGCTTTCAATAAACAAATCATCCGACTCGATATATGTATCTATCTCATTCTTCAGTAGTTTTTTGTAAAACTGATCTCTACCTAACTCTTCGAGTTCTTCTCTATCAAGTTCACCCAAGTAATACTCGATCAGCGTTTTCTTAAGTCGTTTGTTTTCTGCTTTGAGTTTGAAAAGAACTACACGCTCTCCCATAAAGATCTTGAGATACTTGTTGTGTAGTTTAGGAATCTTGGTTGCTTCACGATCGAGTTCTGTTTCATCGATCTTACAGTCTACGTCCCATTGCGAGACAATATCTTCAATTTTCATAATGTAATCACCTAGAGTATGTGTTATACCCTCTATTATACTATATTAGGTTACAGAAGTCAATGTATATCTTCTGTATGCAAAGGTCACATTAGCATTCAAATACTCAACGTCGCCTTGCTCAATGTTAAATTCTACTGCTGATAATGATGTCGGATACAAATCAACAAACTTCACGTCCACATTTGGTTTGTATTGATTGGTAGTAATCAACAAAGATGCGTCAGAAAATATACCATATTTGGTTTGCACATTTGCTCTTTGTTGGAACTCGTCAGGATACCCGAGTCCAATCATCCAATCATATATTTCTTGGAAGTTTTTTAGATCTTCATCAACACGAAATTGTAGTTGTAATTGACCAAACGCCAGCTTCTCTCCTGGATTTGGCAATCGTATGAATGGATTTGGTGTTTCTACTTCGCCCATAGAAATTTCTGGTATACTAGCACTAGTGCAGAAATAGTTTACATTAGGCAGACGCTGAATAGCGAACTGAAACCCGATGGGTGATAGAAAGTTTTTATTATCTGGATTGGTTGCCATATTATATCCTTATTGTACCTACTATTTATAAGCAAAACCAATAGGCAAAAAAAGAGAGACCCGAAGGTCTCTCTAAAACTGTTCACTAAAGTGAATCTTGTTTTTATCGCATTAGGTAGATTACATTAAGTTTGCTACCTTGACGAGTCTGTAGTAGATGTTTCCATCACCAGTACCCAACCGAGCAGGTTCAGCAAGACCAGGAGCACCATTAATAGCAAATGGGTTTGCTACCATGCCATACCGAGTCTTAAAACCAATCTTAGGTTGGAAAGTATTCTCACCAACCGCACGAACCATCTGAAGAGGAACGTATGGGCAGTAGAACAGACCAGAGTCAAAAGCAGAAGAACCTTTGTATCCGAGTGTGTAGTAGTTATTGGTTGCATCTGAGAAATATGGATCGATGTAAACCTTAATTCTACCATTCATCACACCAGCGAATGTGTTACCTGTGTCATCAACTTGTAAGTTGTTGTTAAGAGCAGGAGTGTAATCCAAAACACCTGACATCTGAAGTGCAGAAGCAACGTCAGAAGAACAGATTAGAACGTTACCTTTACCACGTCTTGTTGCCTTAGCAACCTCGTTAGCATCACGTTCGATTTGGAACATAAGACCTTTGAACTTCTCAACTGACCAACGACCATTAGAGTCTGTGTCAAGATCGAAAGTACCAGAAGTCGTAGTGTTAACAGTAGCACCTGCAACAGCAGAGTAGTTAATAGTACGAACAACTTCACGGTTGATTTCAGAAAGAATCTCAGCAGAAAGAATATTGCTAAGTTCTGTCTCAGCGTCAAGACCATGTACTGCTTTTAAGTCTTGTGCAAGTTCCATTGTGTACTCAGCTTTAAGAGCACGAGAAACAGCAGTAACAGCAACTTTTTCAATTGAGAATGCCATTTGCGCAAAAGCAGGTGAACCTGAAGAACCAAGTTTTTCTGCCTCAGCAGTTGTCATTCCTGAGTGAACGTTGTATGCACCACCAGTAGAAGAAGCAGAACGATCACTTGGATCAGTACCTGCCTGAGCACCAGTAGCAGATGCGTTAGCAGCGAAAGTGTTACCTGAGAAAGATACATCTGCCTCATTAAACATTGCTTCTGTGCCTGTCTGACTTGTGTAACGTGAACGCATTGCAAAGATTAATCCTGTTGGACCAGTCATTGGTTGTACGCCACAAATATCGTAAGCAATAAGGTTAGGCATTGAACGACGTACTAATGAAATCAGTACTGGGTCGTAAATGTCAACATTACCACCAGTTGCTACTGAAGAAGAACCGCCCATGCTGTTAGCAGGTGCAGCCTCGCCCAATAGCGAAGGTGAGTTATATCCACCAGAACCTTGAGCCTGCTCACGAGCAGATATCTCTTGGTTTTCTAGCAAAGTTGCTACAGTAGCACGTTTATGAGCATCAGCGATTTTTTCGAGATCAGGATGCTCAAGAACTGGCTGCCACTTCTTGATTAATTCATCATTTTGATACATTGTTAGTCTCCTTTACGGGGTTTATCTATCCTAATGTTTTATTATTTATATAAATTTATTTTTTGATGCTCTGTGAAATGGCACTCATGTAAGCAGACATTCCTGGATCAATTTTGGTTTCAGCATCCTCATCAATCTCTAGCGGTTCATCATCAATAGCAGTTTCTTCAGTGACAACTTCGTCAGACTTGAAGTAATTGCTCTTTAGTGTCTCAAGTTTTTCAACATAAGACTCTTCATTTTCAAACTCAACACCCTCTGCGAGAGAAGCAAGTTTGATTGCTTGAGATTCTGTTAGACCATCAGAAACTTTGCCGAGAATAATCTCAACTTTTGCTTCTGTTAGTTCTTTTTTAAGGTCAATAGACTTTTGCATTTCTTCGTTGACTGATTGCTCTAGTTCTTCAACTTTACCAGCAAGTTCATCTACAAGATCGACTTTCTCTTCAGGAACTTCGATGTAGTTCTCAACGAATAAGTCTTTAAGACCTTTCATAAAGTTTTCTTGGATTTCAGCACGAATACCTTGCTCAACTGCAAGTTCGTTCTCTTTCATCCACTCTTCAGCAACGTACTCTAGATATGAATCTAATTTACCTGCCATATCTTCAGCGATTTCGTCTTTAGCAACTTCCATCTCTGCTTCAAGATCAACAGTAACTGTTTCCAGTAACTCATTGACTTTAGAAACAACTGCTGCTTCAAAGATTGTAGATGCTTTAGTAGTGAACTCTTCAGAGAGATCCTCACCGCTAAACATAGCAGCAACATCTTCAGCAACGTTTACATCGCCTGCTTTAATTTGTCGAAGTTCACGCACAGAAACTGCAGTAGTTTCTTCGTCTTTATCCTCAGCAACAACTTCTTTGCCCTCAAGTGCGGCAAGCATTGCTTCGTAGACTTTTTCAAACTGCTCTTTCTTCATGCCCTTAACTTCTTGGGTGATTTTTTGTATTGCAGCAACCTTGGTGAGTTTCTTTTTCTTATCACCAGCTTCTGGTTTATCACCAGGAGGAGTTGCTTCCTTGCCAGTAGGTTCAGGAACTTCAGCGTCAACACCAAAAGATGCCTTTGCCTCGTCAACCTGAGATTCTACTTCTTGGTCGAGGTCTAAAACCTCGTCTTGCTTGATTTCTTTATCAGACATCTGGATTGCTCCTTCGTGAAGTTATCTCATGTTATTTATTTATAAAAATAGAACTTTTAGCGTCGTAAAGTTTCTAAGAACTGTTCAAAGATCCGCATTTTGTTTGCTTCAACTTCTTTAGCACTCATCTTCTTTACATTGTTACGAATTTGTTCTGCCTCGATCATTTGCCACTCATTGCGTCCAGCGTTAAATACCCACTCAGCACCTTCCATAATACCTTCTACAAAAGCATTAGGAGCGGAAGGATCTGCGACGATATCTGCAGCGGTTGCTAGATAAAAATCATTTTGCACTTGTGCAACACCACCTTTACCTTGTTTCAATGAACCCATACCACGAGAAGATACACCAAGTGTAGCACCCTCGTCCATAAGTGACTTGACAATCGCACCATATGGCGTTTCTGTCATAATCTTAGCACGTCCCTTATAGTTATCACCGTCACGCTCTAGTTTGGTAATAAGATGAGAGACACGCTCAAGATTGATTGTTGGACCAGTTGGATGTCCCAACTCTCCATAAGCACGATTCTTTTCTACATATTCTTTATTATAACGTCCAACTTCTTTATCTAATACTTCAGTTGGATAAACACGTCCATTGCGGTTTTTGATATTACCTTGCATAAAAACGCCTTCGATGAAGTAGTTCTTCCCGCCATCTTCTTTTGCTTCTTTGAGAAGATTTACTTCTTCGGTAATCTCTGTAATTAGTTTCATTATGACCCCTCCGCAATTTTAGTAGCAAAGCAACCAGCTGCTCCTGTTATCGTATCCTTTGGTCTTTTTCTTATTATGGCCGTTCCGTTTATTGGAAGTCTTATTGATACTTGACTGCCTGCATAATCACCATGTTCGCCTGCAGCATTCGGGGGAGCAGTGTTAGCAATAACAACTGTTCTAGCAGTCCCATCATTTGATAGGTGAACAGCAGTCGCTAAAAATACATTGGTTGCGGAGTTGGTCGCTACGGTATTTGCTAATGGTTTGAGTGCCATTTTGTTACCTCATGTTCTTGATAAGAGTATCGAATAACTTCTTATCATTCTTTTTTATTATTTGAAGAACACCATCACGAGGATCTGAATCCATCGCTCGAATCATCATAGCAAGATCTTTTGGATCGGGTTTGCTTTTCATCATGTCTGCAATCGCAAGCATATCATCCTTATCAATACCACCACTTTTTTTAGCGTATGTAGCAAGAGCACGTTGTGCTTTGCTTTCAGTCATAAACTCAGCGAAGGATTTCATTTTAAAACCTCTTCTCTTGATCCGTTGAACATATGCTCACCAGCAACAGGATGCTTTGTAACTTCAATCTTATGTTGTTTTACAAAGTCTTGTTCGCCTTTTGATTGTGGCTTAAGTTCTTTCGCTTCATCGTCACCCTTTAACTGCTCAGGTGCAACGTAATCGCTAGCAGGTGCTTCTTCTGAGACAAACTCTTTGAATGTTTTAATTGACATCTTCTTCTTCCTCTGATTGCGCCTCAACCTCAACTTCAGGTTCGACCTCTGGTTCAGACATAAATGATGCAGCAACTTCTGCCTTCTTCATTCCTACCGCATCTTGTATTTTATTCATGAGCATCGATCCAACAGCACCCTTAAAATCAGATGCGTTACCGTCTGATGCCATCTTGATGACATCTTTTATATTATGTTCGCTCATTATTTCTCCTAACGATTATATTTATACAAATTCGTCATTATCTTCTCCATCATCACCAGTTTCTTTTTCTGATTCGATTTGAAGATCGACTTCCTCAATTTCTTCTTCGCTTTGTTGTAAAACGTTTTTACGAACCCACTCAACTGAGTAATACTTACCAACATAAGCATCAATCTCACTTAACAACCCTAAACGCTCTCGCATTATCTCAGCAGTTTTTAATTCTGTGAAGTGATTGTCTTGTTGGAAGTCGTAGTGTATTTGACTTTTTATTTCTTTCCATTCTGCCTTTGTAACAATACCCTTTAAGAGTAACTGTTTCTCAAGCATAATGTTGAACAGATCGGTAAACCTAAGTCTTAGTCGAGTTACAAACTTAGAGAACTTCAACTCATCACGAGTAATTTCAGAAGCTCGTCCTAGATTAAACTGTCCGTCTGATTCTAAACGTGCTGTTGGCACATTAAGTGCTTCGTATAACTTGCGACGGAAATACTGAACATCATCCAACTCGCCTAAGTTTTGACCAGCAGGAAGTGTAGTAATCTCTGTTGATCGACCACCTTCACGTCTTGGTAACCAGTAGTCCTCAAGCATGGTCATAAACTTGCGATCGTCTTTTACATCTCCTGTAGATGCATCGTACACAAGTTTGTTCTTATGTTTTGCCATCATGTCGCGCAAGTATTGTTCTGCCTTTGCTTTAGGTAGATTGCCGACATCGATGTAGAATATTCTTCGTTCAGGTGCACGTGCTAGTCGATAGATAACTGTAGCATCTTCGAGCATACGCAACTGATTCATAGGTTTGATCGCTTTGTGTAAATGCGACCGAACTAGTTTGTTGTTCTCGTCTAAAATACCTGAGTGACAGTATGCAATAGAGTCTGGTGCTATCTTCACACCTTGATTGCCTGCCGATACACCCTTTTCTGAATAGATATAATACTCAGTATATTCTTTTGGTATAAACTGACCATTAGGTTGTACGTTTGATTGCGATTTTTTCTTTTCGCTTCGAACCTTTTTAATCTTTCTCGGATCAATATAGCGCAACTCCTGAATACCAGTTCTAGGATTAGCGGTATCGATCATCAAATGATAATATAACCTTCCATCAACATACCAGTTACGGAATATGTCATATGCTTTATTATTAAACTGTAGAAGATTAAGTATGTAATCAAACTCCTCACGCATCGTTTCTCGTATTTGTTCTGGCATTTCTACATTGTCTAGAATAACAGAAACTGGCGGTTCATCTTCATCAAAGACAATCGCTTCGTTGATAACGTCGTCAATAGCACGCTCACACTCTGGTTGTTGCGCCATAGTGCGGTATCGTGTTACAAGAGTTGTTTCGTTTTTAGAGGTTCCGTCTTGATCTATGGCAGTGCCATAAAATCCACCTTCAGTGACGGTCATTATTCCATCTTCAGCAGGTGGTGGAGCAAAAGATTGAACAGTAGGTTTCTGTTCCTCTTCTTTTGGTTTGCCTATTGTGAACCCAAAGAGTTGAGCCATTTTTATTTTCCTATGTCAAAGAGTTTAGGGTGGTATATGTGTATTTATACCACCCCAAACGAATCACTTTTATCTGTCTTACTGACCGAGTGTTACGCCAGCAATACCACGATTGATAGCAGTTTGCACTTCAGAAGATACGAAACTTTCAATTCTTTGTGTGAATGATGAGGATACAGAATCTGTTTCCCAATAATCATACGCAAATGTTGTCGTAAATTCTTGAACGCCTTCTGCATCCCAAGCGAGGTCAATAGTTGAAACCTCAGTTGGGAACAATCCAACAAACTTATAAGACTTGATTGCATTACCAGTTTGACTAAACTGAATAACTGTTGCATCAGACTTATAGTTTTCTGGATTACCGCTACCAGTTGTGTTCGTATTGCCAATGTAAGCATTGATACGTGATGACCAATTTTCCATAGCAGTACGAATCTCAAAACTCTCATCATTGATAATAGTGGGTGTCCACTCAGCAAAAGTTCTGTTACCTGCAACTTTAATCTGGCGACCGAAGTATGGTACATCGATCTGACCCAGTGTTGCAGCAGGAATTTGTGCTGCTTTTACCATAAAACGAGAGGTTGGTAAGGTTTGGGCAAATGGTGTCGTTAGTTCGACATAAAACAGCGAACTACGAGCACCACCACCAACTAGCGCACCTTTAAAATCGTTTACATTAAATGCCATTTATGTTCTCCTTTTCTTTATTTAGCCGTTTTGACCAACTATTTCAGAGAACTCAACGCCACTTCGAACGGCAACAAAATTCAACTGAATGAAGTTAATAGAGCGACTTGGTTTGACATAAATGTCACCAACAAACTCATTTCTATCAACTACTTCGCCAGTGTTATTTGTCGCATCACACACAACCTTGAAGTCGGTAATACCACGTCTTCCCTGAACATCACGGAGGAATGGTTCCACTAGATTTCTAAATTGCGCACGAGTGAACTCATCATTGAATTCAAATAGCGTGAACTTAGCAGCAGTACTAATTGCCTTCTCAAGTACAATGAACAATCTTCGAACATTGATACGATCAAAAGCAGATGGTCTACTAAGCATGGTTTTGTCACCAAACAATAACGTACCCTGTCCTGGGAATGTTACCACTGGGTTGACACCTTTTTTATACAACTCATCACGATCAGTCTTAGTAGGATTGAAAGCAAGTTTGACAACGCTTCTAACTGAACCACGATTAAATCCAGCAGGTGAATACCATGGATCGCGTGTTAGATCAGTTTGAACCATCAAACCAGCAGTGTCACCGTTTAGTGGAACATATCGGTAGATATCATTGTACTTGTCGTACTGATACTTCCAACCTGAATCCATAACTGCGTATGATGAACTTGGTAGAGTGTCTCGATATGCAATAACTGCATCCCTTGCTGCTTGTGGTGTAGAATTATTACCTACAACATCAGCACGTTCTGGTGAAATTACAGCAACACAATCTTTTCTTGTTTCAGCAATATTTTGAATGATATGCGTAGCAAGTGTTTGATCAGCAGCAGCACCTAGACATAGAGAAACGTCTACTGTTTCAGAGTCATTAAATACTGTCCAACCGTTAATTTTCATTGGAGCAGTAGGTGTAAGACCGTCTTTACCTTTAACAAG